AGCTTTTACTTACTGCCAATAATCGATCACAGCCTGATATGATTATTAATGAAGTAGGTAATATTTCAATAGGAGATTACTCTACTGAAGGCGCTAAATTACACATTAGAACTTCCAACGCTACAACATATAACGCAGCAAGCGCAAGTGGAGCTGACGGCGTAAACCTTATTGTACATAACGATGATTCTACTGCAAATACTACAGCGGGTCTTATTCTAAGAACTCAAGTAGCTGGTTCTTTTGGAGACGCCAGAATTAATTGTATTGGAGTAAGTCAAAACAATTCAGCAATGACTTTCCACACAGAAAACGCGGGAACTATTGCCGAAGCCATGCGTATCGACTCCCCTGGAAACTTGCTGGTGGGGACTACTAGCACAGTAGATTCTAATGGCTTAGGAATACACGTTGCAAACAATACAAGCTTAAAGTGGGCAATTTCAACCTCAACTCAAAATAGAGGTCTTGTTGTAAAAACAACAGCATCAACAGGAACACATTATTATGCTTATTTTGAGTATAACGGAACTCAGGTCGGCGAAATAACGTCAGTGAATGGAGGTGCTGCATCTTTTACAGGAATATCAGACTACCGCCTGAAAGAAAACGTAGTCGCAATGACAGGCGCTACAGAACGGCTCAAGCAGCTCAAACCTTCACGTTTTAACTTCATTTCAAACCCTGATACGACTGTTGATGGCTTTTTAGCGCATGAAGTTCAAGACATTGTTCCTGAAGCAGTATCTAAAGAAAAAGATGCGATGCGTGACGAGGAGTATGAAGTAACCCCAGCAGTCCTAGATGACAATGGCAATGTTATTACTGAGGCTGTTATGGGTACACGTTCAGTCCCAGACTATCAGGGCATTGACCAAAGCAAACTTGTACCGCTTCTTGTGGCTACCATCCAAGAACTTGAAGCACGAATCGCAGCACTAGAAGGAGCTAACTAATGAATTGGACTATCTCATTGCTTGAATACACTAACGACGATGATAAAGGCGTCGTAGTGGCTCACTGGCGGGCTACACTGGTCGATGGTGACTACTCTGCTACTTCCTATGGGACTTGCGGCTTTACGCCAGATCCAGCCTCAGACGGCTATATCGCTTATGAAAGTCTAACCGAAGCAGATGTCTTGAATTGGGTATGGGAATCAGTTGATAAGGAAGCGACAGAGGCATCTTTATCAGCTAAAATAGAATCCGATAAGAATCCTGCCCAGTTATCAGGAACGCCTTGGTGAACGAAGCTGAAAGAAATCTAGCACTGCAAGCCCTAGAACGTATCGCAGACCATGAAAAGGAATGCGGTGAACGCTGGGGCGAAGCCGTGGTAGAATTGAAAGAGCTTAGAAAAGCGACTGATTCCCACGCTGCACGTTGGGAAAGACTGGCCTGGCTGGTCGTTACTACAACCGTAGGTAGCGTCATGGCCTTCTGGATTAAAAACTTAGGATAAATTATGCCAACTCTGAGAATTGATGACCGAGACTACGAGATTGATGATCTTAATGAAGAAACCCGAGCCAAGGTAGGCCGAATGCAAGAAATCAATGCTCAGATCCGTTCTTTGAATCTTCAGATCAGTGAATTACAGACCGTCTTCCAGGCGTATGTAAACACTGTCAAGGAAGAACTAGATGGAAGTGAACGACAACTCCAATCTGACGATTCCACTGAGGAATCTGATTAGTCTATTGATCGGGACTGCGATTGCAGTTCTAGGTTATGCCGAGCTTAACGGTCGTATAACGTCGCTAGAACACGGTCAGTCCATCCAAGACATGACCATTAGGGATAACTCGGCATTCGTCCGAGAATGGCCCCTGGGGCTTCGTGGTGCGCTTCCTGACGATCTTATCCAGAATGCTAAGATCATGGCCCTAGAGTCTAAGCAGGCCGAGATAGCCCGTTTACAGGATCGGATGAACCAGCTTCAGATTGACATCAATAAAGTCTCTGGGGTCAACGAGACACATTCCGAGAAACTGTCTACGTTATTTGATATCTGGAATTCTCAGGTGGTGGACAAGTAATGGAGTACATTGAGCTTATATCCGCTGTCTGGCCGATATTCCTTGGGTTTATCGTCTTAGTCCTATCAATCGGCAAACTCATGTCCAGGATGGACGTGGTTGAAGAGAAGATCAGGACATTGTTTGATTTGTTCAATCGTAAATAAGGAGAACGTAATGGGAATTTTTTCATACCTAGAGATGGTGCCTGTGATCATCGCAGCAGCATCTAGCCTGGCGGCAATCACGCCTACACCGAAGGACGATGAGATGGTATCCAAGATCGGTAAGGCTTGGGCCAAAGTCTATAAGGTGATTGACATCTTAGCTTTGAACATCTTCAAGGCTAAAGATAAGTGAACAACCTTCGGGAAATGCTGAAAAGGCATGAAGGCGTTAAGTCTCATGCCTACACTTGTAGTGCGGGAAAGATCACCGTCGGGGTCGGTAGAAACATCGATCAAGATGGTGGTCTAGGATTAAGTGATGATGAAATCGACTACCTTTTGGATAACGACATCATCCGATGCATCAAAGAGCTTAATTCGGTTTTTACTTGGTTTAATCAGCTTGATAGCGTTCGCAGCGATGCTGTCATTGATATTTGTTTCAATATCGGTCTTCCAAGACTTGTGTTATTCCGTAATGCACTGGCTGCAATGAAGGAAGGTGACTACGAGACTGCTGCGGATGAGTTCTACGACTCTAGGTGGGCCAAGCAAGTCGGCAACAGGGCCATTGAGATTTGCGAGATGATTCGTTCTGGCACATATAAAAAGGCCCCGAACGGCTAGGGGAAGGGTACCGTTTGGGGCCTGGAGCAATCCGAGCAGTATATCATTGTTTAAAGGGTTGCATGGTAAACTATTTCTGCTACACTGTCCGAGGTTTAGTTGACAGGAGCAAGAAATGAACCAATCCGAACAGGTAAATGAGTTGTTCGCTGCAATAGCGGATGCTCAGGCTGAGATCAAGAATCCAGCCAAAAATACGAAGAACACATTCTTCAAAAACGAATACGCCGATCTAACGTCGGTGCTTAACGCCATCCGTCCAGTTGCATCGGCCCATGATTTAAGCTTCATCCAGTCGGTCGATATGATCGATCATCGTGTGACTGTACAGTCTCAGATATGCCACAGTTCAGGTCAGTGGATCCGCTGTAGTGCGATGGTTCCGCTATCCGATAACGTCAAGAACGTTCCCCAGGATATTGGGATCATCTCTACCTACATCCGTAGATATCAGGCTCAGGCGATGTGGGGTATCAACGCTGAAGACGATAACGATGCTCAGACATTGACGGATAATTCCATTGGGATTGAGAACATCTCAGAGAAGAAGGTAGCGCACATTGATGCGTTGCTAGACTCTACTAAGTCTAATCGTCAGGCGTTCTTAAAAGTCTACGGTGTGGAGAAAATTGAGAACCTTACCGACAGTCAGTACGACAAGGCAGTCAAGCAGCTTCAGCAGAAGAAAAGGGGACAGTGATGAGACGACGCTTTTTAGATTGGGGATTCTTCATTGAAGCAAAAGACTTCATCCGTAAACCTGACTTTCAGCGGATGTATCGATGAAGATCCACAACGTTGAGCAAGGAACGCAGGAATGGTTCCGTCTACGCTTGGGTAAGCCATCAGCATCAAGGTTCAAGGATTGTGTCACGAGCACAGGCAAGCCATCAGCCAGCGTTGAGAAGTACATGCACGAGCTACTTGCAGAAAGGCTTTCAATGAAGCGCTTTGAAGGGTTTGATACCTATCACATGAAGCGTGGCCGTGAACTAGAACCACAGGCCGCTGATGTCTTCTCATTTCAGACAGATTTACCCTGCCGAGAAGTCGGGTTTGTAACCGATGACAAGGAAGCTATCGGTTGCAGTCCTGATCGGCTAGTCGGGGATATCGGTTTGGAGATTAAATGCCCGATGCATACGACTCAGGTGAAGTATCTTATTGATTACCACAAAGAAGGCATCATGCCACCAGAGTATTATGCACAAGTCCAGGGGACTATGTGGATCATGGATTTACCAGACTATTGGTTTATGGCCTACCATCCAGATCTACCTAATCTGATCATGAAAGTCCCACGGGACGATAAGTATATCGCTGGTCTTCAAGCGGCGATTGAGAAACTACTTGAAGATCTAGAAAAAAACTTTCAACTCATAGGAGTCTAAAATGCAATATGACAATCGGGGAAAAGTAAGCCTGTGGAAGAACGACAAAGGCGGCGATAAGCAGCCAGTCGTCACAGGTAAGGTCGTTGCCCATCGGGATATTAAGGAAGGGGAAACCCTGGATATCGCTTTGTGGAAGCGCGATGACGCGTCTGGGAACCAACCAGTGATGACTGGTAAAATCTCAGATACATACAAAAAGGATGACGGTGATGACCTACCGTTTTAACTTCGGGAAGGCTTTACGAGTCATTCAAGCGTCCAAAGGGGTCAGTTCAGTTGAACTGGCCCGACGCCTTGGTCTGACTAAGCAGCAAATATCACATTGGAGGTATAGGGAAGATGCCAAATTATCGCTGGTTGCTAAAATCTGCAATTGTCTTGATGTTAAAGTCTCTGAATTCATGGAAATTGCGACTGAAGAAATTCTTTAAGCAATTGTGGCTAGAGGTTAAGTGGTTCGTTGAGGACGTGATAGCGGAGATCAAGAGATGAGCAACATCGCCCCTAAAGAGTTTTATGCTATCCAAGAGATTGATGAGCTTATGCGTTTAGACGCACAACTTGAGATGATTTGCGACGATATTGACGCCTTATCAAATTTGCAATATGGCGATTCAATGGGCGATGCCTTTCGTTGGATTGAGATGAGCATAAGTAATTTCCGCTTTGTTTATGAGCACGAAATCAATCGTTTGAAGGAGCTTTCTAAATGAACGGCGTCTTCTGGATGATCAGAAATCGGAAGGATATTGATAACGTCCTGAAGTTCTTCAGGAAATTTCTTGATGACTGGGATTACTCAAGACCGATAGCCTGGAAGCTAGAGCCCTATTCTGCGACTCGTAGCTTAAGTCAAAATGCGTTATTCCACATGTGGTGCGGTGAAATGGCTGATCACTTCTCAAGTAAGATCGACATCACGCCAGAGAAAATGAAACTCCTGATGAAGAACGAGTTTCTAGGGACGGAAGATGTTTTTGTCGGTAAGACGGAGATCAAGCATCAACTCAGGTCTACGTCGAGCCTCACTAAAGGCGAGATGCATCAGTTCATGGAGCAAGTCTTTCACTGGGGATTAGACCATGGGGTTACTTTAACCAACCCAAAGAATTCGGAATTTGCTCGTGCCAGAAACGCTACGGGCTAAGGCTTTAAGACTATTCCAGTTAAAGAGAAGACTGGAAGAATGCGACGATCATGGCTTCGGGGCTTGCGTGACCTGTGGGAAAGTCGGGCATTACACAAAGATGCATGGTGGGCACTTCATCCCTAAAGGGAAAAGCTCATTCCATGCCTTCAATCCTAACAATGTGCATCTTCAATGCCCTGGATGCAATCTATACGGGATGAAGCATGGACTCGCAGCGCAGAATTACACTGTCTTCATGATTGAAGCGTACGGAAAAACGTACGTTGATCAAATGTTGGATACAGCCAACAAACCGCATAAACTCTATGCCGCTGATTATAAAGACATGATTCAAGAGTTTAATGCCGAGATTAACGAACTCAAAGGAAAGCTGTTTTGATTGCGAATCTCAAGCGGTTCATGCACATCATGTCGTTCCTCGCAGTCTCGGCGGGACTAAGACTGTTTTTCTTTGTGCTGACTGCCACGGTAAGGTTCACAACCGAAACTTCATCGACTCAAGCGCACTGGTTAAGAAGGGCTTGGAGAAACGCAAGAGACAAGGCTACCACCATGGTACGCCGCCTTTTGGGTTTGACCTGGACAACGGGAAACTCAAGAAAAACCCAGTTGAATACAAAACACTTAAAGTGATTATCGACTTACACGAAAAGGGGATTACAGGTGCAAAAATACGGGATGAACTCAACCGAAGAAAGTTGGCGAAACGGAATGGTAAGATTTGGGACAGATCAACAGTCTATGAGCAAATCAGAAAGCATCGACAACGCCAGCGAGAAGGACTGGAACCTCATCAATAAACCTCCTCACTACAATAAGGGCGGTATTGAGGCGATTGATTACATCAAACAACAGTTAGGATCTGGCTTTAAGGGCTACCTGGAAGGGAACGTCTTAAAGTACATTCACCGTCACAAATACAAGAACAACGCCAAGCAGGATCTTGAAAAGGCGAAATGGTATTTGGAACGGTTGATTCAAGAGTTAGACTAGAGTATATTGAATGTGTCGGCGGGATTGGCAGTCCCTGAAGGCCGATTTGGGTAAGGTAGGAAAGACAACCGTGCACAAACCGACACGGCTGTAATTATCCCACCTTTTCAAACTGCCTTCAAGACCAATTGCGACTAGTTGCAACTGGTCACAAC